GAATGTGTCATGGCGGCTTCACACTAGCTCATAGGTCTATTTGGAAGAAAATACTTAAACACATAAATTTTAATAAGCGCACTTTAATAACGGGTCACTCACTTGGTGGGGCATTGGCCGAACTGTCTGCTGCTAAGTTATGGAAGAAGCATGACAACCTAAACATAATTACCTTTGGCAAACCAAATACGTTTTTTAAAGGGTTTAAACAGCCCATGACTACACTGGACAACCAGATATCTTGCGTACAAGGGTCTGATTTAGTAGCTAGAATACCTAAGTTTTGCTACGGGCCTTCAAGATCACAGACAATGTTGTACTTTGCTAACAGTGGTGTGGACTTTGTAAACCCTGACAAACTTACCAGGGACGAAGACAGGGGTATTAAAGACGCATTATCAGATCATTTTATGGAAGGTTACAAAGAACGGCTTGCTGGATTCTTACTTGAGCAGGACAAGAAGCCTAGTAAGGACGAAATTAACGAACTTAATGAACTCGCTGACGAGGTGGAAAATGCTTAGAATTGCTGCGCTGTGCTTATTAATGACTAGCTGTACAGTATCGGAAGATATGATTGCCAACAAAGAACTTTATTGTTCTGGTTTGTACAAAGGTATTAGGTCTGTAGGGCGCGTAGCTACTGAGGTTACTACAGGTGTAGCGATACCGGATGTCTGCGATACGATAGATACTATCGTGGAGGAAGACTCTGAGGGAAAGTAATTAGGAATGTTGAGGCACTTATAAAGGTGTATTTGCTGACAAGATGAAACTAGGCGGGTTATTAAAATCGTTAGCCCCAACCATAGCTAGTGCTGCGGGTGGGCCAATGGCAGGAATGGCGGTCAAGATGGCTGCTAAGAAGTTAGGACTTCCTGAAACGGCAACGGCTAATGAGATAGAAGACCTTATTGAGCGTGATCGTGATAAGGCAGTAATGGTAAGGGAAGCGGATAAGGAGTTTAAGGATTATATTCGTGAAATGGAAATAGACTTAGAAAGTTTTAAAACTGAGGTTGAAGATAGAAAAGATGCTAGGCAGAACTTTGCAACAGATTGGACACCGAAGGTATTTAGCATACTTAGCCTGTTGCTATATGGTGGCTTTGTAATGATTGTCACATTGATGCCACACGACCAGAATGATGAAACCATAATTAGCTTGGTTTTAGGCCAGCTATCAGGGATTCTAGGTACGGCTGCGGCTTTTTTCTATGGCGGCTCAAACGGGAATAAATAATGGGAAATACTAATGCCACTTGATACTGGACTTGTTGCTGATTTTACTTTTTTAGGCTCTGCTTATGATGTTGGAGATAGCCCTATTTTGGGCTGGGGGGCTGAAAGCACAGGTCTAATGGCAGGAGCAGGAGCAAGTGGAAATATTGGCGCTCCAGGTTATGGGGGGTTTATTAGTGGTGAAGACTGGTGGCAAAAAAACAAAAACAGACTAGGCGAAAGGCCAGATAATTTTGCTGCCAATGGTTTAGATCAACAAGGCAATCCTATAGAAGAGATTGTAGATTTAAGCGCAGATACAACTGCTTCAAATATTCCTGCTTTTGATACAACTTTAGATAACACAATTTCTAAAGAAACTACAGAGTCAACATCTGAACCAACTCCTGACATTTATGAAGAAAATAAAAAAGGAACTGTTTTTGATTTAATTGATAAATATCCAACCGAAGATGGTGGCAAATATTCAGTAGAATTTGTTGTGTCTATTTTAAAAAATGCAGCAGATGAAGGTAATGCTAATGCTGCTCAAATATTAAGCAACAGCCCTATAGCTGGCCCTGAAGGTGCATTTGATGGTGATGGCCCTGCTGCGGGTACTGGTGATCCTGCTGCTAGTGGTGCAGAAGGTACTGGCACACCTACTGGTGGTACACCTCAAGGTCAAACAGGTACACCTCAAGGCGAAACAAGCACACCTCAAGGTGGCGCACCTACTGGTGGTGCAGGGACTGTCGATACTGGCACAGGTAGCACACCTACTGTTAGCACTGGTAGTGTTTTAGATCAATCAGGTACAGAGAACGTAAATGTAGACGATCAACCTATAGGATTACCAAATATTCCTATATCTACACCTAGACAGCCTGAGAAAAAAGCAGGGATGATAATGCAAATATCTCAGTCTGCTCCTATAGTTGAGACTTATTTTTCTGACATATTGTTTGAACCAAAATTTACTAAGCTAGATAACATTCCAGAATTTGGTGTAGTTGGCGGGTTATTGAGGACATTGGCATGACGTATATAGATTTGATAAATAATGTTCTGCGAAGGTTGCGAGAAGACACTGTAGATACTGCAAATGGCACAGATTATTCTGCTTTGATAGGCGATTTAGTTAATGACGCTAAGAAAATAGTAGAAAATTCATTTGATTGGACGGCTTTGCGGGACTCAATAACACTAACAACAACTAGCGGAACAAGTGAATATTCACTAACAGGTAGCGGAGATCAGGCAGTCGTTAAGGATGTCATGAATACGACAGGCCAGAAGTTTATGTCCTTGCGTAGTAAGTCCTACTTTAACAATGTTTACTACAATACGGCTGTAGTCGCTGGAAGCCCTGATTACTACACGTTTATAGGCAAAGATACTAGCGGTGACTTGAAGGTTAAACTGTACCCACAGCCTAACGATAGTTATAACTTACGCTTTGACGTTATTGTTCCACAGACTGATTTGTCTTCTGACAGCACCGCTTTGTCAGTGCCCTCTAACCCTGTCATACAGTTAGCGTTTGCTATGGCTTTAAGGGAAAGGGGTGAAACTGGCGGTCAGTCGGCGGCTGAACAGTTTGCGGTTGCTTCAACTGCCCTGTCTGACGCAGTAGCTTTTGACGCTAATAAGTACCCTTCTGAGATAACATTCATGGTGAACTAATGGCTCAGAAACTACAAAGCATAACAATTACAGCTCCAGGGTTTGCGGGTATTAACACGCAGGATGCCCCTTTAGCTCAAGACCCTACGTTTGCTTCTGTTGCAGACAACTGCATTATTGATAAGGAAGGTAGGGTAGCCGCTAGGAAAGGCTACGAAATGGTCAGCAGTAATGGTAGCTCAGTGCTTGGTTCTTCTGCGGGTATCGAAATGGTACACCAGTACAGGGATAGCGGTGGGAATACAGCCATAATATCAGCAGGTAATAACAAGTTATTTAAGGGAACGTCTACACTAGCTGATGATACTCCAGGTTCTTATACAGTAAGTGCTAACAACTGGAAGGCTGTGAACTTTAATGACCATGCTTTCTTCTTTCAACGGGCGCATGAGCCGTTAGTCTATACTCACAGTGTTGCTAGTTTAGAAAAAATGTCAGCCCATGCAGGTGCAACAGGCACACCGCCACAGGGAAATGAGGTCTTGGCAGCGTTTGGTAAGCTATTTGTTGCTGACTTTGCTACCGACAAGTCTACTATTTACTGGTCTGACACCTTAGATGGCACTACATGGACAGGAGGAGCTACAGGTTCAATAGACATTACAAACGTATGGCCTACAGGCTATGACGAAATCGTTGCTCTAGCGGCTCATAATGGCTTCCTAATCATATTCGGTAAAGACTCAATTGTTATTTACTCAGGGGCTGGCGCACCTGCTTCTATGACTTTAGAAGATACAATCTCAAATATAGGCTGTGTGTCTAGGGATTGCGTAGTGTCTACAGGTAAAGATTTAATATTCCTAGATCGATCTGGTGTTAGAAGTCTGGCTAGGACAATACAGGAAAAGTCCTCACCGATTGGGGATATATCCAAGAACGTCAACAATGATGTTAAAAGTTTGGTGGCGGCTGAAACTGGCAATATCAAGATGCATTATTCACCTAATGAATCTTTCTTGTTGGTTAATCTACCTGCATTACAGCAAGTCTTTGTGTTTGATACACGCTTTCCTTTACAGGATGGGTCATATCGGGCAACAACATGGACTAGCTTATCGCCTTTATGCTTTACCAATTTGGCTGATGAAACTTTATACATTGGTGTGGCAACAGGAATAGCAGAATACAAAGGGTATGACGACAATGATGTTTCATATCAGATCAGTTACTTCAGTCACCCGTTAGCTTTTGGTGACAGTAGTGTTTTAAAGTTTTTAAAGAAGGTTAATCTGACTACATTTGATGGGGCAGAAGCGACTGTCGTGTTAAACTGGGCTTTTGATTATACAAATGCCTATAAAAAACAGGCATATACGCTACCTGCTAACAATGCAGCGCAGTATAATATTAGCGAATACAATACAACCGCTGAATATGCGTCTTCACTCAGCCTGATTAATCGACAGAAGGTCAATGCTTCTGGTTCTGGTTCTGTAGTATCTATCGGTGTAGAGTCTACAGTTAATGGTAAGTCAATAGCGATACAACAACTCAACGTACACGCTTTGTTAGGAAGGGTAGTCTAATGTCCAACTATACGAAAACCACAAACTTTGCTGCAAAGGACACCTTGGTATCAGGCAATGTTGCCAAGCTGGTCAAAGGCACAGAAGTCAATACAGAATTTGACAATATCGCCACAGCAGTAGCAACGAAAGCTAATGCGGCTGGGGCAACGCTCACTGGGACTACAACGGCTGCGGCTCTCACAGTGTCAGGTACGTTTACTGGGACACTAGATGGAGGGACTTACTAATGCCACATATTTTAGGTTTAGCACATGATATTCCAGGTATAGCTAGTCAAGCTCAATCG